CAGCATCTCCCTTAGAAGCGACGGCTTTCGCACGACGCACTCCAGTCACGAGTTTATACGTGGCGGAAAGGTCTGGGAGTCTAAGACTCCCAGGGTCCTACGTCTCCATGCCCGCAGGGCACGAAGACTGTTCTCTTCTTCCAAACAACGCGGTCTCTGACTGTATAACCGAAAGAGCCTAAACTGGGAAGCTCAGAAAAACCAAGGGCGAACTGTTGAAGTTCGGCTCGAGGCAACTGAACACCCAAATTAGACCATTCTCGGCGTAACAGATGAGACGCGACAGCGGCATCATAGTGAGAGTACCTAAACCTTCGCGGAATAGGCACCCAAATGTTGATGTGAACGCCATCCCACCCAAATCTTCGAACGGCGGCCCATGACGATTCAACGTCATGTACTACTGTCGAGATCGAGGTGGGTCCTCGCTGTTGGAATCGCTTCGGTAACTGATAGACCAGTTTCTTCCAAACTTTCTTGAGACTCTGAGCACGAAGCTCTGAGGAACCCAAGCGAGTAGCAAGAACGGTAATCTGGTTAACCAGAGTAAGAGTACCTTGATCATCTAGAGGCTCCTTCCAATAAATCGGAGTGACTGGGACACCATTGAAGGCATCCTGGCCACACGACTCACGGAAGTAACCTGTTGAGAACGACTTCTCGGTATTAACCTCGAAGCCGCAAAACTCAAGGACCCTAACGATTGTATCATAGGACTTAGTAGGAACGACTAGATCGTCACCGTAAACGGCGACGTCATCATCTATTGAACTACAAAGGGCCCAAAAGAGTAAGCTTTCTAATTCGAAAGTATACCCATTACCCATGCTAGACCACTTCTCGTAACCATGCCATTCGCCATCAAGGCGATACGCTGGACTACGAAGAGCAGTCAGCAAGGTGAGCCACGGTTCTGGCAACAAGCCAAGAACTACCTCCCGTGATACAGTGTCGGAAGCGGATGCAAGATCAATTGTCGCATACTTACCAGTATACGACGAATAGGTTGCCAAAGCTTGATTCAAACCTTGGAAGTCCAAGTTCACTCCAAAATGCTTCAGTCGGTTACGAATGTAACGACCTACGCCTTTCTGGAAGAACATGTTCCACCTTGGTTCGACGGCAATGGGCCTATCGGTCTTTGCACTCTTAGGAACAAATGTGACCGAGTTACCCCGGGAGAGCTCTAAATCGAGCAAACCCGTTTCGATGTTCCCTACAAAAAGCGTCCCCAGAGCAGTAAGCTCAGTGAACACGTTAAGGTAGGGGTAAGCACCGAAGGTAACACATCCTGGTGTTGACAGTTTATTGTAAGCGGAAGTCATTCCGCGGTCAGTAGATCCGTCTGCTCCAGGTCCGAAATCACAGAGCTCAGTCCACGCGAAAAGGTCCTCGCCAAGCACCTTACCGATTTTTCTACGAGCAGAATGAAGTATCTGCCGATAGTCGGGTTGGAGGTTTAACTCCGACCGACGGTAAGACGCCCATGCGAGGTTCGTCGCGCGACAGCGCTCTTCGGACTCTAAGAACTTTTTCTTTGCCACCAAACGCTTATCGAAGCTCGTCGGAAGCCACTTGGCCTTCGACAAAAGCTTCGTTGCCTGATGGGCTCGAAAGAACTCATCAGGATCGTTGAAGTGACTAGGATCAAGCCTTAGATTAGCAATCTCGTCCCACATCTTGTACCTCATCAGTATTACTACCGATAAGGCACGAGGGCAGTCGAGAGCATGAAGGATAGCAAAAGCTACCTCTTCATGACGATCGAGCTCGTGCTCTTTCATAAAACCTCACGACCGGATGGGGTCAGCTTGCTAAAGGCTGACCATCGGGCAAACCAACAAACATGGTAACCACTACAGGCATATGAGGATACTCATGGTTCGAATCGGCCTCAACGACATAGCCTATTAAGGCTTTTAATAGAGGGTTATCTCGAAGTGCAGGGTCGGTTAAGTCCCGGCAAAAGCCAGAACTCGCCGCCCAAGTCACAACAGAACAACGCTCTGAGTCTGAGAGGTCAATTCTTCCATTTGCATCCGTACGCACATAGTGACACCATGAGCTGGATGAGGGAATAGATTCCCTCACTCGAAGAACGAACTCAAGAAAGGCATCAATGTCGAAATGGATCTGGATCAGAGAAGAGCACGCACGGCACAAAAGCGCCATGTGTACTTTTTCTTCCCCAGAATCCTTAAAGACACCAACGCCCTTCATCAAGTCGTAAGTCGAGCAATTCCCACAAGAGGTACAGGTTGTGTTGTTTCGAACTAACATAATCTAATCCTTTGCGGGAAAACCCGCATAAATCCGATGTAATTATTACATCGGATGGACGAAGTTTTCCACAGCAGACGTCACGACCGCATCGCCCAGAAGGTCAATAAACATTGCCTTCAGGTCTTTGCGATTTTGAAGTGACGCCCTACCAGGGAAGACCAAATCAAAGCTTCCGAGACATTCGAAAGCCTTGGTGGCATAGGTCGCCCCATCCAATGTTTCCATTGATGGGAGAACCAACTTGCCAGTCAAACGCAGAGTGCCGTTCCCATTCTCACGGAGAGAAAGAGAAGCGACACCAGCGCCCTGGGGAACTCCGCTGTTCGTGGTATAGTCCTTCCAGATCGAAAGATCAGGAGAACCAGACACGAGAGGGAAGCTCCGATTCACCGGAGTGCCTGCGGCATCCGTCAGAGTGAGTGTAGTCATTGAGTTTACTCGATGATTAGTTCAGATTCCACAGCAAAACGGCTAAACCGCTTGCAATGGGCTATGTGGTCGGACGTCCGGCCACGGACACGAGCGAAGATTGGTGGTTAATCAACCAACACTCGTACGTAGTAGCGCTAATGCGTTTTCTACGTGCTTAAGAGAGAGCGGATTTTTCCAGTGAGGATAAGCTAAATGAGGAAAAGCAGAGAGAATATCTCTCTGAAAAGCCTCCACCGAGGCCTCCACACGACCGCCAGACCAAGTCTGGTTGTTGTACGAAGGACCATAGGTTCCATTAGTCATCTTCACCTTCCATGATGCAGTCGTCTTGTGCGACATATGGCCTCGAGAAAACTCGACACCAATATCGTAATCAAGATTCTGCAAAAACGTACCGACGGGTATAAACCAATCCGCGACAAATGACCATGGGAGTTTCTCCCACGCCACTGCCAACGGATTTATAATGCCCGTATTCGCCGCGATTTGAGCAACATTGCTCGCAACGCGGTACTCGATGACCCCTAAAGAGGTACACTTAATAGTCCTAACACCCGTAAACGGTGGAGAAGTCTCATTGATAGGAGAAAACGACCGAGCTTGATGCTCAGTCGTCGTCACCCTAGCTTGGACCCTCGCCGCAGGCGGACGATAGGTAAGAGTGCGAGCAAGTTCCTCACATGCTCCATCGACATCAGACAAGAGAGGCTCCCAGCCATATCTTAAGGCTAGGAGATCTTGACTGATAGAATGGGAAGAGGGCGGAACGAAACCAGGCTTCCTGCCTGGCTTCTTAGCGCCACCTCCTCCCCGACGACCACCTCCAAGAGCGCCTAAGGCGCCCTTGAGGTTGCCACGCTTAACCATCCCGATAGCAGAAGCTATCCGTTTGGCGGCATCAGCAACCGTAGAACAGGTTTGGTCGAATTCGGCCGCTGCCTGAGCAACATTGATCTTCTGATCCTTAATCTTCGATTGAAGCTTGAAAGCAAGCTTATCGCGATTTTGGATAGTAGTCGTGTTCTCAAAATCAGCTAAGGGGTTCCAACCCCCTAAAAGCAAAAAGGTAGAATAGGTGCCCTCGCCCTTCTGTTCAGTACCAGCCGGAGGGCTGATATGACCAGTAAAGCGAGAAGCATCAACTTCCACCTTAGTGCGATAACCGACGTACGCGTTCTCGTTCTTCACCCTAGGCCAACCAGGAGTGTTTGCCCCAATACTATCGGCAGTCCTCGATTGATAATCGTGGGTGCCGGAAGTAGAGAAGGCAACCTCCCCAGAGGCTACATAACGGTATTCGAAGCTATAATGCTCCGTACTATTACTGGATGAAGGAAAACCAGGACGTGACATGGATAATCTCCTCTTGAAGTGATAAATCTCTCATGAGAGATACCACCTGGATGAGCTTTACGAGACAAGCACTCATGTGCATTCGTAGAGGAATCGCAACGATTTCTCGAAGCGAAGTCTCACCCGAGGGCCTCCCAACGACTTCCTAAAGTAGCAGTGATAGAGGAGAGTTTTCTCTCTCCTCACCATCAATAATTCCCATCGATCTGTAGTTTAAGCAGACCTTATGGGGAAAGATGATGTGTCACCACTACCAAGAAAGAGTCAGGGGGG